AAGCAAGCAAGCGCTAACCGCTAACCGGGTAGCGGCAACAGTAGAAGCAACCAAGCCAGTAAAAATTGGTAACAGTTTTGTGTTAGATTTTAGCAATAAGCCGAAGCGACGGTTTACAGGTTAGAGACATATTATATCAAATTAGAGACAAGCGATTGTGTGCATTTTGCTCACGATTGCTTTTCTCTATATGTAGTATCTAAAGTTTGAATTAAATACTAGATGTAGTATGCACACTCGCTCTCCGAGTGCAAGCAAAAGTTTCTCCCCCTTTGGTTGTATCGCTCGATAACTACCAAAAAGCGAGTAATTCCAGGGATTTACAACTGGGACCCTTAGAATTATCGTAAAGTTTTAGGTATCCGTCTGGTATGCACCTACAGCTACAACATAAGTCAAAACCTTTGACCCCTGTTAAAAGCGGCACTCAGCAGCACTACCTAACGTAGGCAGGGGGAGGGGGATACTGTGGCATTAATAACACACTACAACAATATTTTTACAAAACAACAAGGAATATTCTCTGTAGCCCCTTTACTTTTCCCTCATTTAGGGCTTATACTATAGTAAGGCTATAGCACAAACCTGATAAGATTAATTACCAAATTGGATAACATACTATAGCCCACTATAGACGATTACCAATTATGATTTAAATCTGATTTGGACACAGCTATAGACATTCTATAGTATGTGACATGGATTGTTTTTAAATCCCTAAATCTATTTTTTTTGTTGTCCCTTAACTCTGTTGTCTAGGACTTAAGTATGCCAGCGGCACTCCCTCACAAGAAAGCGATTGCCAATCGAATCCGTAAGATGATTCGAGATGGCGTAGCTATGAAGGACATCATGGTCTCTATCCAAGACCTACAGGATGCTCCTTCTTCTTTTGCTACCTTCTACAAGATTTATGGTAAGGACATTGCTCAAGAGCGTTCTGACATTGTCGGGATGGTAGGCAACAAAGTAGTACAACAGGCTCTTGAAGGTGACTTCAAGTCTCAGGAACTCTTCCTTCGTAGTAAAGGTGGGTGGTCTCCTAACTCTACTCTGAATGAGCAGGAGCAGGATGTAGACCCAGAGATGGATGAGTCTGCCATTGACACCCTGATGACTCTACTCGGCAAATCCCGTGACGCTACCGATAACAGCGAATGACCTAAGACAACTCCCTGATGAAGAAGTAGCAGCTTTGATGGACCAGCTAGGTCCAGCTAAGGTAGAAGAGTTACAACACACTTGGGAGTTCTGGGCTAGACCCAATCAGCTAGAGCCTAAAGGCAACCACTGGGATATTTGGGTAGCCTTAGCTGGTCGAGGTTGGGGTAAGACCAGAGCGGGTGCAGAGTGGGTAAGACACCGCATCCGTAAGGGTGACAAGATTGTACATTGTGTAGCACCTACTAAGGGTGATGTACGCAAGGTGATGGTTGAGGGGGATTCTGGACTTCTCAATGTTTGTTGGAAGGGTGATAAGACCTACCGTGGTAAACCTATTGGTTACCCAGAATGGTCCCCTACTAACAACACCATGACATGGGAGAATGGAGCTAAGGCTGTATTCTTCTCAGCAGAAGACCCGGAGAGACTCAGGGGTCCACAGGCTTACTCTGCATGGTGTGATGAGCTTTGTGCTTGGCGTAATGCCCAAGAGACTTGGGATATGTTGCAGTTTGGTTTACGACTTGGCAACCACCCACAGATATTTATTACTACCACACCTAAGACCACCAAGCTCCTGCGTAACATTCTTGGTGATGAGAAGACGGTAACCTCTACAGGTTCCACTTACGACAACTCTGCTAACCTAGCCTCTACGTTCCTTGATGCAGTCAGGAAGACGTATGAAGGCACCAGACTTGGTAGGCAGGAGCTTTATGCAGAAATCCTTGATGAAGCCTCTGGAGCCTTATGGAGCAGACAGCTTCTGGCAGGTTGTGAGGTCGAGAAAGACCAAGTACCCGACTTAAACCGTATTGTAGTATCTATTGATCCTGCTATCACCAGCAACAAAGAGTCAGACATGACTGGTATTGTTGTAGCAGGGATTGACGTAAATGGTATTGCTTACGTTCTGGCAGACTACACTGGTCGCTACACACCTCAGCAATGGGCTGCGAGGGCTGTGTCACTCTTTGAAGAGTACCAAGCAGACCGCATTGTCGCCGAACGTAATCAGGGCGGAGATATGGTTCGCCATACTCTCCAAACAGAGTCTGAGACGGTCCCGGTCAAGCTAGTCCATGCTAGTCGAGGCAAGATGGCCCGAGCAGAGCCAGTCTCCGCCCTGTATGAACAGAATAAGGTACGCCATGTAAAGGGCCTGAACGACCTTGAGGACCAAATGGTCACTTGGGAGCCACTAGGCTCTATTGGCTCTCCAGACCGCCTAGACGCCCTTGTATGGGCTATTACGGACTTATCCCTACAGGGCTATGCCAAGCCCCAACTAAAGCTGGCGTATAGCTCTGCGAAAGGATTACGATAATGCCCAAGAAGCTCTCGGAAACAGAAGCCAAGAAGATTCTTGGTGTAGCTGGTGACAACACACATAATGGCCAAATTAGGGCAGACGAGTTCCTACCGGAGCTTCGTGGCAAGAAGGCCATCCGTAAGTACCGTGAGATGCGTGACAATGACAGCACTATTGGTGCGGTTATGTATGCTACGGAACAGGTACTACGTGATGTAGAGTTGAAGGTCTGTGCAGCTAACGACAGTGCAGAAGCACAACGAGAAAAAGAGTTTGTTGAATCTGTCTTAGATGACATGGATCACACTCTTGACGACCATATTGCAGAGGCTCTGTCTTCTTTGTCGTATGGCTTTGCTTGGTTTGAGGTAGTCTACAAGCGCAGGGCTGGCCCACAGTTCCGAGACTACAAGAAGTATTCCAAGTACAGTGATGGTCGCATCGGTATCCGTAAGCTGGCCTCAAGAGCGCCTTGGACGGTCTCTAAGTTTGATGTAGACCAGAAGTCAGGCGACGTGCTGGGTCTCTATCAGGAAGGCTCACAGTTTGGTAAAAGCCATTATATCCCGGCTACAAAGTCTCTATACTACAAGACGACTGCAATTAACGGCGACCCTAGTGGTCGTAGTATTCTTCGCAATGCTTATACCTCTTATGAGTATCTGAACAACCTTCAGTCTATTGAGGCTATTGCAGTGGAGCGAGAGCTTGCTGGTATCCCTGTAGCCCGTATTCCCTCGGAGTACCTCTCCAGTGATGCTACAGCCTCTCAGTCGGCTATCAGGGCAGACCTACAGACCATCCTTCGGGATGTAAAGTTTAATGAGCAGGGCTACATTATCCTGCCTAGTGATACCTACCCAGACAAAGATGGTAGTCCAACTAATGTCCGTCTTATGGACATAGAGCTTATGGCTTCTAGTGGCACTCGTAACATTCAGATCGACCCGATTATTAACCGCTATCAGCATGACATTGCTCGTAGTGTATTGTCTGAGTTTCTTCTACTTGGAGCGCACAGTTCCGGCGGCTCGTATGCGTTATCTAAATCTAAGACCGACCTCTTTCTACGTGCCTTGGAGAGCTACATTAGTGCCATCACTGATGTACTCAACAAACAGCTTGTTGAGCGACTGTGGCAACTTAACGGTCTCTCCTACGACACAATGCCTTACATCAAGGCTGGTGATGTAGCACCGCACGATCTTCGTGAGATTGCAGCCTTCCTCCGTAATCTGAATGGTGCAGATATTAATGTCTCTGACCACCCAGAAGTAATTCAAGACCTCATGGATATAGCAGAACTAACCTATGAACCTAACCAAGCTGCCCGGTCAGATGTACAACCGGATGAAGACGAAAGCCCGGAATAAGCAAGACCTCCAGACCCTTTATTCGATGACAGATCGTGAACTGAACGATATTGGTCTTACACGAGGGACTATCAAGGAAGCGTTCTACAAAGGAAAGAAGTAATGCCTTACAGCACCAATGCAGAACTCCCTAAAGCAGTCCGTCAGACTGT